GAACTTTAATAGTACCTCCCTTAGAAGTAAAGTTGAACAATTGAAAACTTAGAACCTATAAATTAGGACATCAGAAATGGTGTCTCTTTTTATGTGTTTTAGTTGATGCACATTATATAATGAGGAGAAAATTGAGATGGAATCAAAATGCCAACATGATATTATGGATTCTGAAAATAATACAATCAAACTCGATAAGAAAAAGCGGACTATGAGTTATCCGCCTACAATGGTTGGAAAATGCCACGTTTGTGGGTGTTTTGTACATTATGTAAAACTTGATGGGATTTGGGTGGAACAATAGAATAAAAGGAGATGAATCTATTTTGGCGACAACTAAAACTAGGGGTAGACCAAAGGGTTCTACTCAAAAACGAAAGCTAACACCTGATGAACAGATAAAAAAAGCATTAAAAGAAAAACAAGAAAACATTACTACAATTTCTCCTAATGCTGTACATTTATGTACTTGTTGTGGAGGGCATGCAACCAAATCAGACTTGATTAAAAAGTTTTATATAAGCTACTCTCCATTTCATTCACACACAGGTAGGGTTCCAATTTGCAAACAATGTATATTGGAGAAATCTACCATTCATGGTGAATTGGTTGTGGATATGTTTGTGGAGGTTATTAGAACTTTGGACAAGCCGTTTATTAATACGGTATTTGAATCTTCTATCACAGAAGTTATCAATGATTCCATCGAAGAATATTCTATGGCTGATAAAGAATACGTAATTAAGAAAAGAGCGGAGTCCGTTATCAGTCATTACATCAAAAATATATCCCTTCCACAATACACACGGCTCACATGGTTGGACGGAGATGGAAGATACATTAATAAAGATTCAAGACAATCTAATATTGAAGACATAACTGATGACGCAACCATTAATGATTTGATTTTTAAATGGGGTGAAAACCTTATGGAGAGTGATTTCATATTTTTAGAAAATAGATATGATGCACTATTTGCTATGGGTGGGGCACAATTTGAGTCAGATATAATGATGTTAAAACAGATTTGTTTAGAAGAGCTTAATATTCGCAAGATGAGAGCAAAATCACAAGATGTATCTAAACAACTTGAATCTCTACAGAGGCTCATGGCTACTGCAAATATTCGTCCTACAGATATTAAGAATGCCAATGCTGATTTATTGAATGATTCTTATGGTAAATGGCTTAATACTATTGAAGAATATGAACCTGCTGAATATTTTTCTGATAAGTCTTTATATGATGATTTTGATGGAATTAAGAAATACTTTGCAGATTGGGTATTAAGACCTCTCAAAAACCTTCTTAAAGGCACGAGAGATTTTGATGTGGATATGTAATGGCTACAAGCACAAGACCTTTTCAGCAGGGCAGAATTAAAAATGGGAATTCTTCTGATATGTTTGCTCGTCCAAGAGCTATGGCTAAAAGCAATATAACCAAGCGAGAGCATCTTAATGAAAAAGTAAAGATGTGGACAACATTCTATCGCAAAAATTATCATAGATTTGCAGAGCATTATTTGGATATCAAATTATTCTTCTTTCAAAAGGTAATGTTATATTTGATGGGTATATCTACATCATTTATGACACTTGCAAGCCGTGGAATATCCAAGAGCTTCACAATCGGCTTATTTGCTTGTTGTGAGTGTATCTGCAAACCAAAAAGTATTGTGGTGATAGTGGCATCAACAAAAGAACAGGCTGGACTCATAGTAAAGGAAAAAATAGAAAAAGAGTTGTGCCCTATGAGTGCCAACTTGAGGCGTGAAATTAAAAAAATTGAGTCTGGGCAAAACGCTATCAATGTCATTTTTCATAACGGCAGTCGTATTATAGTTGTAACGAGCGGAGAGTCTGCACGCGGACACAGAGCGACATGTATAATTTATGAAGAATTTCGTTTGATACCTCGTCAAGTAGTTGATGAGATTATTAAACCATTCTTGATAAGCAGACAACCAAATTATTTAAAGAATCCTAAATATTCGCATTTACAAGAAGAACCAAGACAGATATATATATCTTCTGCTTATTATAAAAGCTATCAAGAAGGATATATGTGGTCTGAGTTAGTTGCCAATACCAAAAAAATGCTCAGTGGTTTTGAAAAAGGTGACTTCTCTTATATGGTCATGGGATTTGATTATCTTCTTGCAATATTTCACGGACTTAAAACAAGAAAAGTAATGGATGACGCAAAAGCTAAGTCTGATGAAATTTCGTTTATGATGGAATATGAAAACATTATGTTTGATGAGAATGAAAATTCTTATTTTAAACTTAATATGTTCCGTTCAAATCAGACTTTGAAGAAATGTTTTTATCCATATCGTTCCGATGCTGTTTCTAAAAAGAAAAAGTATAGTTGCAACATTCCAAAACAATCTGGTGAAATACGACTAATCACAGCAGATATATCTACTCGCGAGGGTAAAGCAAATGATAATACTATCCTTGGATGTATTAGATTATTGCCTACCACAAAAGGGTATATGCGCGAAGTGGTATATCTTGAATCTCATAATGGAGAAAATAGCATTCGTCAAGCACTCCGTATAAAACAACTATATATGGATTTTGAAGCTGAATATGTTGTACTCGACTTACAAAATGCCGGTATCGCCATCTATGAAATGTTGGGTGTAATTACCAGAGATGACGAACGTGATGTAGAACATGATGCTATGACTGTTCTGGGAAATATAAGAAGATACTCTGATATGAGCGAATCTGTATTTGAAGAATTGAATAGAAAGACTTTAGCAAAAAGTGCGAAGCCAGTTATATTCCCAATATCTGCAAGTGCAAAACTCAATAGTGATATTGCTGTTGATTTTAGAGATAAGCTTCTAAAGAATATGATTAGTTTTCTTATTGAGCCAGATAAGGCACAAGATTATCTTTTGTCAAAAGACGAAGATTATAAAATGGCGAATGAGAATTTGGATACGTTTGAGAAAGCGAATAGGCTAAACCCATATAACCAAACTTCAGAACTGATAAATGAATGTGTTAACCTTGAATACACTATTTCATCTGGCAATATTAAAATTGATGAAAAACGTGGACGTAAGGATAGGTATACATCAATTAGCTACGGAAATTATGTGGCATCTAAATTTGAGATGGATTTGTTGCAAGAACCAGAGGAAGAATTTAACTTTTCAAATCTCCTTTCAGGCATCTCATCCTCAAACCGTACAACCCTATTCGGCACATCAACATCAAATCCATTTGCATCACGGTTCAATGGCTTCAAGTGAATATAAGGAGACTCAATGATATATAAAATTCAGTTTGATTCACCCAAATCAATCAATGACCTCTTTAAAAAACTTGAGTCATTGGGTGACTTTATTTATAAAAATGAAGTGATTCATTTGTCAACTAACAAATCTAAAAAATTCATTCAAACTAAACTCAAATCAATCGTCTCAGATATTTTCATTGTAGACGCGACCATTCAAAATTCAATTCATCAACCTGAAAATGTAAAAGAATGGATTAAAATTAGATTATTCCAAGAAGAAAAACTTAGATTTGAGAAAGAGAATCAAGAAGCTTTAAAGGAGCTAAATGATTTGATTACAGAAGTTGAGAATGAATTAGTATTACAATCAACGCGAAAGGAGGTAAATGATGCCACCGCGCAAGAAAACAACACAACCTGAAATAACGCCTGAAACTATTTTAGCAGTTGAACAACCATCATATTCGATTGAACAAACCGCTCAGAGATGGCAGAATCTATTTTCATCTGGATATAGTAGCAACGATTTTCTGCAAGCATTTGGTGGAGTATTAGGACGCAATCCATATGTACAGAATCAACGCTTAAAACGGCTTAAATCGCTCCCTATCTTCATGGATAGAGATACACTTGAGCAAGCTCTACAATCGCCTGAATACAGCGAACAGACGCTTAGAGAAGCATCGTGGGCATTGTCCACTATTGCTTATCCACTGTATAAGTTGATGCGCTTATATTCTGATATGCTGACATATAAACATTATGCGCATCCTAAATATGTAGATAAAGCTGATTTGAAAACTCCAAGGTTTAAATCTGATAGTAAACTTGTACACATGTTTCTTGATAAGCTTCAGCCACAATACACATTTAGGCGTATTGCTTTGGAAGTAGCGAGAGAGGGTAAACGTGCATATTGTTTGAGACTTGACGCAGATAATAAGACTGGTGGAGAAAAGGTTAATACCGCATTCTTACAAGAACTTCCGTCTAACTGGTGGAAGCCTACAAGCAAGACTGGTGATTCTTATATGGGCGTTTCATTTAACTTTGCATATTTCTGGACTCCCGGTACATCAGTGGAACAATATCCTCCGTCATTTCAAAGGTTTTATAAAGAGTTGATGGGATATACGATTAATGATATAACCGGAAATAGAATTGATATGGATAAAGTTAAAAAAGATAATCCTAAAGGTGCATCCGTAGAATATACAGAAGGTGCATATTTTTATTGGCACGAATTGCCACCTGATGAAACATTTGTATTTTCCTCTGATGAATCCCATGTATGGATTAGCCCATCATTTGCAGGATTGTTTTTACAGACTCAGGATTTGTCAAGTTATCAACTGCTTCAGCAACAGCTTACTTCAATTCCACTAAATTCGATGGTTCTGGCCGAAATTCCATTCCACGAAAATCAGACTTCTAAATCTGGTGGTTTTACAAATGACCTTAGATTGTCGGATGGTATGGTAAGTGGATTTACAAATCTATTCCAAAGTTTAGCACCCGCAGGTACGGGTATTGCACCTATGCCTTTCCAAAATATGGAACATATTTCATTCCCGAACGTGCCGGATGGTAATAAAGTTTATTCTGAGGCACTTCAACAATTGATTAGTACAGCAAGTATTAATGGATTGCAGTCCACAAGCGACAAGCCATCGGTGGCTCAAATTAAGTCTTCACAGTTAATTGAGGGTAGATTGGCTGATAGTATTTATGACCAATTTATGAATTGTGTGAATATTATTTTTGAGAAAAAACTTGGATTAAAGTTCTGTTGGAAATGGCAGATGTTTGGAACTATATTCACAAAGCAAGATGATATCGCTTCGCTTGAAAAAGGGCTTTCTCTTGGTATGAGCTGGTTGCTCCCTAAATATAATGCTATGCATGACATGGATAATGAAGACGTAATGTGCTTGGCCGACTATGTTTCCGCATCAAATTTATACTCAAAAATGTCACCTTTACAATCCTCTTTTCAATCTTCGTCAAAAACAGACTCGAAAAACGGAAGACCCTCTGTAGATAATCCAGACAATGATAACACTGCTAGCTCTCAAGAATCTGGTTTAAATACAGGCGATTCAAAAAGTTTTAGTGCAATCACTTGTAAACAATGCGGAGAAAGTAATGTTGACGGATATGGGGATTTTTGTAGTTTAGAATGTATGGCTGATTTTGCATCTGATAATGAATAAGATTTAAGGAGAGAAACATGAAAATATTCAATATTAAACAAGCAGATATTTTTATCAAACATGGTTGTATTCCAGTTGGATGTGGACTTGGTAATCGGTATAAAACTTTTATCGAATTTAAAGAAGATGATTCTTTCAAAACAATGATGGCCCGCTGGCTTTGTAAAGAATTTTAATGTAAGATTTAAGGAGGATTTAATTCAATGGCAAGGTATGGCTCGACAAAAGAAGAAAAAATTGAAGAGTTTCAAAATGTTATGGATACACTTAGACCCGGATTTAAGATAATGGACGCAGAGATAAGGAGAAAGAGCCATTGGTATGCTCTTTTGAATTGTGGCGACCCAAATCATGAAAGTTATTGGTGTAGGTGGTATGATGTTTATCCAAGAAATCAATGTCATTGCAAAGATTGTATCATTGATAACGCTTTAAATTTAGAAAGAATTAAAAGTCAATTATCTTCTAAATTTGATAGTTATAATATAATTGGTTCGTTTATGGAAAATAGGACGGTACGTGTAAGATATCATTGCGGTAATTCAAATCACACAATAAAAGAAGTTAGTTATTATTCTATGTTGAGAGGAAGTATCTGTAATGATTGTGCTAACGAATCTCTAGTCGGAGCCTTGTTCAAAGAAAGTACAGAAAGATTAATATATGAAAAATTGGAAGAATTTAATTTAACCATATATGATTGGAATGGATGCCATTCTGGAAGTATGCCGTTTTATTGCCAAGATAAAGAAGGATATATCTATTGTGTAGAGTTTAGAACATTGAAGCAAATGGAGACTTTTACATCAAGTTGGATAAGTGCAACAAAAGATGGTAGAAAATATGCAATAGAAAATATAAAAAATTATTGTAGCTTGCATCGTCCAGATTACACAATAGTTAGCACTGAATATTTTGGCATAACCGGAAAGTACATTTTTGAATATTTGGGAGAACATACAGACGAAGGTGTGGATAGAACATTCAAATGTGATTTATGTAATTTTATATCCGCTGAAGTGTCCCATCCATATATAACAATGTCAAAAGGTGAGCGAAAAGTATATAAATATCTATTGTATAACGATATATCTTTGATTTCTCAACATGCGTTTGCTGATTGTAAACACAAATATTTGTTATCTTTTGATTTTTATTTACCAACGCATAATTTATGTATCGAATATCACGGAGAACAACACTATCGTGCCGTTGATTTCTTTGGTGGAGATGATGGATTTAAACTAAATAAAAAACGTGACAAAATTAAAAAAGATTATTGCATAACTAATAACATTCCATTAATAGAAATCCCATATTGGGAATATGATAATCTTGAATTATTCTTAGACGAAAAGTTAAAAGAGGTGATGTAGTGGCAGGATTAATTAAAGATAATGTGAATGAATGGCTTAATATTTTGGTTGGTGATATGTTCGCAATGAACCGATTACTTGACCGCCAAATGAGTATTCTCAGTGTAACCTT